TTTTTTTGCCTTTTTTCTTCTTTTTCTTTTTTGGTGGTCTTCCAACTTTTGAACCATAAGTTCCTTTACCCATAGGCATTATTCTTTCCTTTCCTTTTATTAATTAATATTAAAACTTATATAACATATTATTTTTAATTACGCTATACCTTTAAGATTACGTTTTATTGGTTCACCCCAATTTTGTATTGGTCGATAACCAACAGCTAAATATCTAAAACTATCAGCTCCGTGTGATGTCCAATCGTGTAAAGGTCTACCACGCCAAGATTTGAGTTTTTCATCAAATTCTCTACGATATTGTAATAAAGCTTCTATACCTCTTTCGCATTTTTCTTCGTCAAACCAACATTTGTTAAGCATAGAACGTGAAGCTTGTACCCCATCATCAACACTTAATTTTGGTGCTATTTCTATATTTCTTACGCCTAAATTATCTAAAGTTTCTAAACGGCTTTTGCCAGTTCCTAATTCTTTAACTTTTACGTCGTGCGGCAAAATATGGCTTTCGTAATGGTAGCCTTTTTCATGCAAAACTTTTGCATAATGGTCTAAACCAACACCAGAATTTTCATAATAGTCAATAAGATGTATTTCTTGACCTACAAATTGTGCAAACCAAATAGCAGTACTATCACCTATACCTAAATCAAAGCTTGTAATTACTGAAATTGAAGGGTCATAAGGAACACTTGTTACTCTATTTTCTTCTTTAGCTGTTTTCATTTCTTGTGCATAATACGCACCTTGTATGGCCGCTTCAAAACTACACATAAATTCTTGGGCGTATCTATCTTCACCCATAGTTTGTTTTGCTTCTTCTAATTCTTCTTTTTCTAAAATATTAGTTTCATCTGCTTTATACATTGCACAAAACCAATTATCGTTTTTTTGTGCATTATTATAAATTTCCCAAAATTCATTTTTACCTTTTGGCGTTCCTATAAATGTAGCTTTACCTTTTCTGTCTGTTAAAGAAGGCCTTATAACACTAGGCCAAGCATTTGCAGGGAAGTCAGCAGGCTCATCTAATACAACACTATCAAAGTATAACCCACGCATTGCATCGTAATTATCTGCGCCGAATAATCTAAAACGTGCGCCGTTAGGAAAATCCGCTCTAAGTTCTGCAACATTATAATAAACGCCTTCAATATCTTTTGTATATTCTAATAAATAATCCCAAGCTATTGCTTTAGCTTGTCGGTAATAAGGCGCGATATAAGCAACTCTTACATTTTTCCGTTCTGTTGTTAATGCCGTTTTTATTAAATCATTTATAGCCGCAACTGTTTTACCAAATCTTCTATGTGCAACAATAACAGCGAATCTTTGTTCACGTTTATGAAAATTTTTTACTAGCTTTCTAGGGCGGTAATTAATCGTCCTCGTCGTCATCGTCCAACCATTTATAAGCTACAATGTGTTCACCAGTATCCCCTGACCCTTCAATACGTTGTGTTTCTTTCCACCCTGCCTGTGTTTTTAAATAAAATATTTGTGCGCCTAAATCTCCTGTTCTTGCCTTTTGAATTAAATTTTGTGCAACGAAACCTACAGCCCTAGCTTTTCCCTTTTTATAGAGTGCAGAAACCTCTTCATCTCTGTCTAATATATCGAAGAATACACGCCTGCTTATACCAAAATAATCTGCTATTTGTTCTGTACTTAAGACAGCCGCCAATGTTTCTACTTCTTTTTTTTGTTCTTCTGAAAATTTTATCATAGGTCTACCACCTTTATTTTTTGTCATGTAGCTACTCGTTTTTCTTCTGGTACATATAAAAAAGATGCTGTTAATCTATTTGTTGACATATTTTGTGGTTTATTTATTTTTGCACTTTTACCCGCAGGTGGTATTCTTGAAGGTTTTCTATCCATTATCCAAGCATTTGACCGATACCTATGACCAATCATGGCAGGGTGAGATGTAACACTTCTAAATTTTTTACCTTTTTTATATAGCCATTCTCCAACGAAATCAGATAATCTATTTCCTAACCCAAAACCTTGATAATCCGATAATGTTACCGTCCGATGTTCTTTCCAAATATTTTTTGCTGTTGGGTGTGGAAAAGGTAAAATAGCAGTAAAAGCGGCAGGTTCACCATCAAATAATAAAATAAAACAAGTTGATGCTTTATTTAATGAAGCACTCAAATAGTGATGCGCTTTAAACATTCTCCAACTAGAATGGTGGCATCTAAAAATTTCGATTGTTGCTTTAGGTCGCCTTTGACACCTCCATGTAAAGTGTTCCGAAGAAACGTCATATATCCAATCAGGTTGCAACCAACCTTCAACATCATAATGACAAGTAACAGCAACAAATTTTTTATTTGTCTTTTTTATAGCTTTTTGAACTGCATGACTTCCTATTTTTGCAACATTTCTATCAACCACAGAAGTAAATTCATCAAAAACAATAAGGTCTTTTTTTTCTGTCAAACATCTTGCTAATTCACATCTAAATTTTTGACCATTAGATAAAGCCGAATATGGTAATAACCAACTTGGTGGCGACGAAAATCCTACATGAGAAAGAGAATTTGTTATATCATTTGCCGATAAATCTTTATCAAAATCATCTAATAATGATGGAGATTTCCATTTATAACCATTATGATAAGCTTCTTCATTAAATAAACGTTTTGCAATTGTAGTTTTACCCGAACCAGAAGCCCCTATTATTAATCCAATTTGCCATTCTTTTTCTTCAATAGGAATTTCAACGTTCCATTCCTTACGCAATTTTTTACTTGGTGGAACATCAAACATTCCTACCACTTTTTCAGTTCTAAAAGATGGTTTATATTCTGTTTCGACTACATGGTTAAAATTCGGCATTTATAACCCTCCGCATTTAAAAGATTATAAACTTTTTCTTGGTCACTTTCATTTTTACATTCAACTGCAACTTCATATGTTGAATTTAAATCTTCTTGGTCAGGTAATTTATCATCATCATTATTATCAAAAAGAGTTCCTAATTCTTCTAAACTAAAACCCGTTAATTCTACATCAAAATTTAAATTAGTTAATTCATTAAATTCTATTTTAAGTAATTCTTCGTCCCAACCTGCATTTAACGCTAATTTATTATCAGCTATAACGTATGCTTTTTTTTGGGCTTCTGACCAATTATTGGCTTCGATACAAGGAACTTCTTTTAAATTTAATTTTTTAGCCGCTAACAGCCTGCCATGACCTGCTATTATTTCATTATCCGTATCAACTAAAATAGGGTTGGTAAAACCCCATTCTTTTATACTTGCCGCTATTTGTGTAATTTGTTCATCGCTATGCGTGCGACTGTTGCGTGCATAAGGTATTAGCGTTTCTATGTCTCTGCGCTCTACCTTATCAGCAGGCCAAGACCGTCCATCTGCCATGGGTGCGCCCTTTCTGTTGTTTTTGTATTATACTGAAAAAAATCCCCCACGCAAGGCAGGGGAAGTTGGCGAGGTATTGAGTCCGTAAAAAAGCAGTATAAAGCGGAACAATGTCGAACAGGGAGGAGTTCGTAACCTCGCTACCTGTATAACATAATTTAATCATTTTTCATACGTTTCAAGTATTCTTTATATGGTTGTAGTTGCTTTTCTGCAACTAAACCCGCTCTAACCATCTGTTCCGCTAATGCGCCCATTATATAACTTTCTGATACTGCTTCACCATTATTTATTCTATTTGCGTTTATTTTCAAATCATTAGGTTCATATTTTTCGGATGACATTTCCCTAAATTCAGGACGACTAGGTGCTATTGCTTTTGCCGATTTACTTATTTCTTTTGCCGTAGGCCAAGTTCTAGTTTCTAAATTAGAAAGAATATTTTGTTCAAAATCGTCGAACCATTGATTATAATTTTGACTAGGTGCTAATTTTATAATTTGATTACATAAAAATTCTGCTTCACTTTTCATATTTTCATCATTATTTTGAACTGCTCTAGGAGCATTAAGTCGCCCTAACATTTTTAAAGTTTTTGTTTTTAATTCATCATTTCGCATTTAACATCTCGCTTAAAACTGTTTTTTGTAAATCTAAATTATTTGTCGGTTGTTCATATTCATCATTCCATCGTTCTTGATTTAGCCATGTACTAGCGTGTGGAATAAATTCCTTTTTTGTATCTTTATGCAACGAAATAAATAATTCTAACTTTTTCATCATATCGTCAAAATCTATTTTTGTTAATGCTCTTGCAAAAACTTTTTGCGCTTGTGCTTTTGCTGTTTTTCTTGGGTATTTATCCCAAAACTGTTTAAATTGTTCTACAACAACATCTATTGAACGAACTAATAATATAGGTTCATTTAATGGTTTTATTAATGGTTTATCTGAACCTAGTTCGCTAGTAGGACTGAACGTAGTTCCGTGGTAGGGGTGACTACCGTTCAGAGGTGGTCTTGTTGATGGTAATTTACTAATTAATTCTAAATTTATTTTATAATCTATAGTATAACCGTTTCGACATTGTTTTTGCCCCGCTATTTTTAATACTCCTGTGGCTAACATATCTTTAATATTTACTCGAACAGCACGAGTAGACATTTCTAAATCTGCCGCCATGTTGCCTTTACTTACCCAAATACCGCTTCCATCATCACTTGCTTTATCAGCCATATACATTAAAATTGCTTTTTTTGTTAGCGACCCGATTTTTTTTGTTTGAATTACATTTGAAACTAGGTTACTCATTATTTAAGGTTACTCCTTGTAATCTATTAGTATTGTATAATACTTTTTCTTTATTGCTTATAACCCTCAGAGTTGTGAAATCCTCTGGGGGTTTAATTATGTTGAAACCCATGTCACTGAATCTTCTTGTAAGTAATCAGAAATTCTTTCTACCGTAGAAAATTTTGGGTCGGTTTCATTATTTATTATCTGATATAAAACAGGTCTTGACACGTTAGCATTTTTTGCAACCTTTGTTAAGTTCCTATCTCGTAGTTTATGTCTTATTTCATCTAAACTTAAAATTACTTTATTATCCATTTTAACCTCTTTTGTTAACATTTTACTATTTTACTCTTTACAACGTAAAAAATAAAATGTAAAGTGTTTTTAGCAATAAGGAGAAATATTATGGATACTAAAAAACGTCCACCAATGGTTGAAGTAAAACTAGCTATTACAAAAGCAGTTTTAGATTATACAATTAAATTAAATAAAGAAAACGCAATAGAGGGAAGATACTTTCCTGATAAATGGCATGAAATCGTTGATAAGGCTATTGAACAGGCTTATGACGATTATCCAAGTTCAGAAAGAGGTATTATCGAATTAGAAATAGAAAGAATTGACAATGCCTTTAAACAATAAAGAAAAGGAGATTATATGGCAAACATTTAAAGTGCTAAGAAATACATCTACCCAAATAGCAGACTGTCAGGATTTATGGCTTTCTGATATACGAGATATAGAAACCAGTTTTTGGTCTTTATATAATGAATTTGAATTTATTAGAAATAATTGTGAGAAAGAAAAACAAAATGACTAAAATACCAGAACGATTAATTGATTTAATTAAAACAGTTGGCTTAACAGAAAGTAAAGCCACATGGAATTGCCACGGTACACCAGTGGTATTACACAAAGCATTAGAAAAAATAGCTATACATGAAAATATAGTTTTTGATGCACCAACCATTATTGAAAGTAATATAAAAGAAAAACACGTTGCTATTTGTGTTACTGGACATAAAGGCGATGCAACAGCTTGGTCAATAGGCGAAGCCGCACCTTATAATACAACAAATAAATATCCCTACGCTATGGCAGAAAAAAGAGCCAAAGACAGGGTAATATTAAAGTTGCTTGAATTAAGTGGTGATGTTTACAGCGAAGAAGAAGCTGACGAGTTTAAAAACGAAAAGCCAAGAAACAGCGAACCAAATTTAAGTATTGACCAAACAGAACGAATAGAAGCAATGTTGGAGTTTTATGAAGATTGCAACTTAGAGCGTTTTTTAGCGGCAGAAAAAAGATACGAAAAAATGCTTAACTCTGTTGGTATAGGTGAAGATGATTATAATAAAATAATTGAAGCACACGACAAAAGAAAAGCGGAGTTGTATTCATGAAAAATATAACTGCCGTTGGCTACCTAACTAAAGATTGCGAAGTTGTCGAAAACGAAAAAAGTTCTTTTGTAAAATTCTCTATAGCTGTCGATGATGGCTATGGGGAAAACAAAGGCACAATATTTTTTGGCGCACGTTACTTTAGAACAAACATTTCGCCTTATTTATTGAAAGGTAAACTTGTAGCAATAACAGGCGATTTAAAAAAGAATGAATACGAAGGCAAAACGTATTTATCAATTAATGCAACCGAAGTTAAATTATTAGGAGGTAAAAACACAGAAAATAAAAGACTAGCCGAAGGGCAAAAAATAGAAAGCAATAATGAATTACAAGATTTCGATGATGAAATACCATTTTAAGAAGGAGTAAACTTATGGAAGATATTACAACACAAGACGGCAATGTCCTACAGTTACTTAAATCAGGTCAAACAATAACGCCTATAGAAGCTTTAAACAAATTTGGTTGTTTTAGATTAGCGGCTGTTATTCATAGGCTTAGAAAAGAACAAGGTTGGCCTATTCACACTGACATTATTAAGCACGATAAAAAACATTGGGCGCAATATTCATTAGACCAGAATAAAGAATTATGGCCAAATTAAATTTACAAGTAATTAAAAGTGGGGGGCAGTTTATGCCCTCTACTGAATACGATGCTAAAAAAATTGAAGAATACAAAGAAGGTCAAGTTTTTAATTTACAACCAACAGGCAAACGCTCCAACCCACATCATAATTTATATTGGGCTACACTTAAAAATGTTTGCGAT